ACCCTCGAGAAGCTGGTGAGCTTGTTTCCTGAACTAAGCGAAACGGAGCGGTTCGACCTTCAATCCTACGTCCTCAATTCTAACTCCTTCCCGTTCGGGCATATCGTACCCTCTACGACTACCATTCGGGATCAACAATACATGATTGATAATGGCTGGTTTCCTTCAGAAGATTTATAAGGTTCTCTTTCTTATCGTTTTGGCGGCGGTAGCTATCCCGGTGGGGGTTGTGTTTACCGTCCTCGACTCGCTACTCTTTACCGCACAAAACCTCGTGAGAACCATTTGGAGCCTCATATACGGCTTCTTCCGTTCTGTGAGTAAGGTGGTGTCCGTTTGCTCGGGTTCGTTCCTTACAGCGGCTCTAACGAAGCGAGGGGTACCCTTCGGCACTCATTCCGTCTCTGCGGTACTCGGAGCCAACCAACGAGAGAAGACACTCTCAAAGGTGGGCTCGTGGCTCGTGGAACTCCTGGACAGCATCGAGCCGAACCACTGTAAGAAGGCAAGCGAAAAGGCGGGGATATGAAGAACCTCAACGAGGTAATAATTCGCTTTGCCGATGAGGTAGTAAAGTCGGCACGCCGCCACCTTGGAGGGCGTAGGATCGGCAAAAACAAGAGTTACGGCGTAGCAACCGGGACTCTTAAACGCTCGCTGTCTTACCGGATCCGGGTACGTGGTAACGAAGTGCGAGAAGTTACTTTCGGCGCAAGAGGCAAAGCCAACAAGTACGCTTCGTTCATTCATTGGGGCGTAGATGGTACGCGCAAAAGCCAGAACTCGCCGTTCTACAAATACAAGTTTGAGAATCCTTCTAGGAGTCACCGCGACGCTTTAAAGCGATGGATCCGCGCAAAAGGTATAAAAGCAAGAGACGAAAAAGGCAGGTTCAAAAAACAGAGCGCGGATTCTCTTGCTTTCGTACTCGGTCGAGCCGTCAAACGTAAGGGAATCGTTGGCCTTCGGTTCTATGAGAAAGCCTTCGTTGCTGTCTCTGGTCGCTTCAATGAGCAAGTCGGCCAAGCAGTAGTAGAAGACCTCAAAGACAAGTTCAAATTGAAACTCGGTAATATCACAGTTAAGTAATGGCATCAATTGACAACGGCCCCACTGGTGGCTCCTGGATACCAGCCGGGCAAAAACTACTCTTTACGCTTATCCCGGATGAGCCGGTGGATGACGCTTACCGATATATCGTCGAGGTAGAGGAGAACGGTACAATCATCTCGAAAGTGTACCTCACTCCTAACCCTACGAACAGCGTCTTTTTTGATTTGTCCGAAGCTATCTCCGGACGGCTCGAAGTAGATGCCTTTAAGTACGGCCAAACGGGAACGATTCACTCGCTCAATAACAAGATGTTTTCCCGCTCTAACGACAATATGAAGAGGTATCGTTTGAAGGTGGGGCACTTCGACGGAACATCTGAAAGTCAAGACGATATCTCTGGATATTACTACCTCTTCGATGGATATGAACAACTCTCGCAAGGGCTGTTCCCGTCGTTCTCGGATTATTACGGCACGGCCTCAACAAAGAAAGTTTGGTTGACGGATCGCGTACCCACAAGCGACGTTATTAACGTAAAGGCAGCGATTGAAGATAACGGGGTAGCCGCCTTCATCAACTCGGACGATACCGGGTCGCTCATTACGGATATTGTTTTTAAGATTTACGACACTTCTGGGAGCCTCGAAGACACGCTCACTTATGTAATCAACAGCACAAACGGCGGGCTCGTACCAACAACGGCATGGAGCGATTCAACGAATAACGGTAGCCTTCTTTATGCATACGTATATCCGGCTTCTTTTACAGCCCTTACAAACGCTTTGAACGGCGTTGTAGGGGGTTGGGATTACTACGACGTAATTCCGTCCACTACAAGCGGCCCAACGGGCAACACGCTACGCATAACGAACGATTGCCGCTACTCTAAAAACGAAGCGGTTCAATTGGCTTGGGCAAATACGCGCGGCGGATGGGATTACCTCCGCTTTAACGGCAAGAAGCAAAAGACAGTTACAAGGGAAGAGAAGACGTACCGAAAGATTGTAGGCGATTACAGCGGCTCACAGTATCAAATCGGAGGCAGCGAGCGACAAATCAAGCCGTATCAATTAGAAGCTAAGGAACGCTACCAGTTGAACGGCATTCTCACGATTGAGGAGCTGACATTGCTTCAATACTGCATGAGGAGTAAGAACGTAATGGCGAGAATCGACGGTATTTGGGCACCCGTTACTATCTCGACCAACTCGATGCAGGTAGAAGAGGAAACCGTTTCAAAGGTCTTTGTTACTTCGTTCGAAGTTGAACTCGCACAAATCATCCGATGCTAAGACTTACGATCGACGGAAACGAAATAGAGTTGTACGAGAACGAGCCCGTAAACCTCTCGTATCAGTTCAGCAACTTGCAAGAAATCAACGCGAGTAGTTCGAGCTTTTCGCAGACCTTCCGCGTACCGCTCACCAAGAAAAATCAAGATTACTTCGGCCCGGTTAACGAGTTCGGACTAATTCCGGATTGGGATCCGAAGACCAAGGTAGATGCGGAGCTTTCGTACAACACGATTCCCGTAATGCGGGGCTTCGTCCAGGTGAAGGCTATATACGTACAGAAGGGCAAGTACGCAGACGTCGAACTCGTATTCTTTGGAGAGACGGCGAACCTATCGCGGGATATTGGAGATGCGATGCTTTCCGATCTCGATTGGAGCGCGTACAACTTCACGTGGACGTATGCAAACGTTATAGCCAACTGGCAAGCCACCGCGCCCGCCCTTCGCATGGGCTTTGTTGATTTGGGAGCGAATTGGGAACTCGGTACGGCTCCCGTTTTCGAATTCCCTGCGGCGCTTTCTGCGGGGTGGACGAGCGGATTTCTACAAATGAAAGAGGTAGTCGATACGATTTTGACAGCCGCTGGATATACGTTCGAATCTAATTTTTTAGATCGGCAAAGCGATTTGTATATGCTCTGCCACAAGGGGGGGAAATTTCCGACGTTCGAAACCGACGCAGCTACGGAGAACCTCTTTCACGTGGGGTTGACTTCGAATTACACGGCTACGGGTGTACCGTGGCAGACCATAACGGCGTGGACGGAGACGGGTTCTTATTTCGACACTAATAACAACTTCAACACGACTACGGGTCAATTCTCCGCACCTTACGACGGGGAATATACCTTTCGCTTTCGGGTTAAGATTGAGACGCTACCAACCAACCACGAGTTTCACGTAGCTGTTTGGGTAAACGGGGTGGAATACGCGCCTATTCTAGAGGGAGAGCCGGCGGATTTAACAGACGAATCCACGTATCAAATAGACTACGTTATTAGCCTAGAACAAAACGATACGGTCGATGTACGGCACCATTTCCACACGTCATCCGATACGGCTATTCTTTTGGGAAACGGGAACGTTACGAACCCTACCACTTCGTTTCAGTTGCTCAATATCAACTTTACGGGAGGCACGTACAATCCCGGCTCGAATATGCCGGTAATGAAGCAAATTGAATTTATATCGGGCATTCAAAAGACGTTCAATCTTGTATTCATCCCGGACAGGAACAACGCGAAACACCTCTATATCGAGCCGTTTACCGATTATACTGCTTCAGGAACCAAGAAGGATTGGACGAACAAAATAGACCTCTCCAAAGACATCACGATACAACCAACGACCGACCTACAGTCGAGGCGGTACGAGTGGACGCATTCGGAAGGAAAGGATTTCGTGAACGACTTGGTTCAAAAGAACGCGGGCAGAGTTTACGGAAGGTATCGTGTAGATGATCCGGACAACGATTTCGCCACGGGAGAGAAGAAGATTCAATCCCCTTTCGCTCCTTTCGTCACTTCATATATACCCGGCACTTCGTTTATCATTCACCGTATGCTCGCGGATACTACGGACGAAGACAAGAGCATAAAAGAACCGCGTCCCCGCTTGGCGTATTGGAACGGATACACTAGCTCCGATAATTATCGGTTTTTTGGCAATACTCAAACGAAGTTCCCGAACTTCTCCGAATACGAGAATAACGCGTTAAGTACGGCTGTGGACGGTTCTTCTTTGTTGTATGGTACGGAGCGCCCCTTTCGTGATTTGCTTGTAAGCCCTCTCAATACGTTATATTACCAATATTGGAGGCCGTGGGTCAACGAGTTGTATTCTTCCGACGCGCGGAAGCTAACGGCGTTCTTCCGCCTTACTAAAGCGGATTTAGCTACGTTCGAATTCTCCGACAAGATTTACCTCAAGGATACTTACTGGCGGATCCTCTCAATTTCTTACGACGCTACAAGCGAAGACCTCGTGAAGGTGGATATGATTAAGGTACTTGGAAATATTCGAGATTGTTCATGGCTTCCGTACTCCGTCGACAAATACGGCCAACTCACCTTTCAAAACGCCTCCGGAACTACTTCGACTTCGGTACCTACGGAATGCTGCGAGCGGTACGGGTATGTTTCGACCAGTTCAAACGAATGCTTCCAAGACACGCCACAATGAGGAATTTAGACAATCACCGTTATATAGGCGAGGCCATCCAATTACTCCAGGCCAAAGGGGAACGGGTTCGAGTCCCGCTTTGGTTCAAGGTATTGGATTGGTTCCTCGCAACTCTTTACGTTTCTGCACTCGCTTTCGCTCTATACTCCCTCGGTAAATGGCTAATACTCAAGATATACTCCTAACGTATAAGACCGATACGGGCGAAGTAACCAAGTCGTTCGACGAAATTGCAGCGGGATTATCCGAGATAGATAAGAAGCTCGAGGATAGCAGCAAGAAAAACAAAGAGGTAAAAGATGGCTTAAAGGACACGGGCAAAGCCGGCAAGCTAGGCTTCAACGCAATAGGTACGGCAATTAAAGCCACCGGGATTGGTTTGCTTGTTGCCGTTGTTGCAAAGCTCACTGAGAAGTTTACGGAAAATAAGAAAATAGCGGAGGCGCTAGAGGTAGTTTTCGCCGGGATTGGCGTGTTCTTAAATCAAATAGTCGAGGCTGTAATTCCATTAGGCGAGGCTATTATAAACGCGTTTAGAAACCCACAAGAAGCAGTTGATGCGCTAAAACAAAGATTAACCGCTGTAGGTGATTACCTCAAGACGTTAGGGCGGACTATAATCGGTGGTTTCCAATTAAAGGTTTTAGATTTAAAAGAAAGCCTTCTTGAGGCTGCTATTGCTTCGAAGGAATTCCTCGGGGGCGACGCCACCGAATTACGAGAAAGCCTGGCCGCCGTTCAAGAAGAACAGAAGAAAATAAGAGAGTCGCAGGAGGAGAATAAAGAAGCCCTTGCGGAACCTTTTAAAGAAGCCGCTGCAGCGGTCACAGAGTTTGCAACAACTTTCGTCTCTAAAACAAAAGAGGCGATAACAGATAGCAACACCTTAACACGAGCACAACAACGGCTCCGGGACGCTGTTCTCGCTTTAACCGTAGCCGAGGCCGAAAGCGCTGCCCAAATTAACGACCTCAAAGCGGCAAGAGATAGCGAACGCAATTCTATCGATGAGCGCATACAACTCGCGAAAGAGGCTGCCGAATTAGAACAAGGTATTGCTAATGAACGCCTCGCGATTGCTAACCAGACGGTTTCCCAAATAAAAGAAGAGATTCGTTTACAGGGTGCAAGCCTAGAACGAGAACAAGAACTCGCTGACGCTAGGGTGGAGGCAGCCGCAGCAGCAGAAGCGGCAGGAAATATCCAAGTCGAACTTTTGGAGTTTATTATCGGGCTGCAACAAATTCGCATCGATTTAGAAGACGAGCTTTATAACGAAGCGATAAAAAGAGAAGCCGAACTCGCCGCCTTGAATGCGCGAACGCGAGAAGATATGGCCGTGGCCGATCAAGCTGCCAAAGACGCCGAAGAAATCGCCCTGCTTCAACAATACGACCAGCGTATAGCAATCGCGGGAGACGACGAAGGCTTAATAAAAGCCGCAACCGAAGCCTTAAACGCAGACCTCGACGCCTTAAACCAAAAGTACGCGGACAAAGAGCGCAAGCGCAAGCAGGATAACTTTAAGGCAGATTTGCAGATGGCTTCGAATGCTATGGGGGCGCTCATGGCCTTAAATCAAGCGTTTGCCGGAGAAAGCGAAGCGGAACAAAAGCGAGCCTTTGAACGCAACAAGAAGTTCCAGGTAGGGCAAGCCATCATCCAGACCGCTATGGCGGTAACCGGAGCTTTGACTGCGGGCGGGAACCCTATTAAACTCGCTACCGGTGCGCAATTCGTAGAGGCAGCGATTGCACTCGCTACGGGTGTCGCACAAGTAGCCACAATTAAAAAGACCAAGTTCGGCGGAGGAGAAACACCAGGATCGAACGTGCCACGACCAACCACACCGGGAGCCGCAGGAGG